ATCTGACTTTAATAGCTGTATTGTGTAGTGTTCCCATGCTATTGCGTTTGTGTAAGCACCTATTAGCGTGCTTGTGTTTTGCGACATTGAACCCCAATGGCAAGGAGCAGCTAATACCTTTCCTGTAGCATCAGTAGAATCTAGGTCTTGACCTCCTGTGGAAGATAGTTCTAAATCTATGATTGTATTAACTAGAGCAACATTAGAAGCGTTAAACCATGTGTACTTTAAAGAGTAGGATTCATTCCCTATGTAGATATCATCATGAATCCAAGCTAACCTTCCAAGGTCTGTTACTCTCGTGGGTGTCGCCACGCATTTAAGATTTGAACCTAACGCTAACTTTCTATAGTATTCGTTATTGGGTAGGCTACTAAAAGTTTTATCATCTACTTTTGTAAGAAATCCTTTTTGACTTGTTACAGGTGCTATATAAGCAGTAGAGTATTCAACCATCTCTTGGACTATACCACCATCAGAGGCGTAAAAATCTTTAAAGTCCTGCGCTCCGTTGATTATCAACTTTGTAATATTAGATAGGTTTGTGAACTCTGTTAGAACACCATCCACTTCATACACTTCTCCAAACTTTAGAGTATAGATGTTCTGATTATTGGGGCATTTGGTTACTTGGTGTGCGGTGTCTTTTGCTTGGTGGATAGAGTGTGTATCTCCGTTTGCTTCTTGTATAGGTGCTTGCATCCTATTCCTTACAATAGGAGAGAAGTCGAACATAGCATCTCCAGCAGGGTTAGGACTTACGTAAGATTCAAATATCTGTGAACCGTTTTCCTCTAATTGAAAGAGGTATTTGAAATTAGGTTGTGCGATATTGTTTGAAGATACAGTAGCCACAAGTTTAGACCTTGAAAACAAGACACCTGCAGAAGCAGCACCCGCTGCGAGTGTTACCCTAGATGTTGGTTGTTGTACAATCGTAATAGCCATTAATCAAAGTTTAATAATAGTTCAATATCTTTCTTTACTGCTGCTGCTATAAGGGCTTTCTGTGTCCTAAAGACGTTTCCTATTGCTAGGTTGTAATAAGGGAGTGGTGCTATACCGTTCTCCTTAATCTTCTTTGCTATTCCAAAGGCTAAACCTCTTACCGCTTTGGGTGTCTGCTTTGCAAATGAACCTCCAGGCTTTCTTACTTTAATACCCTTAATACGCATCCACTTTAAAATAGGTTCTATAGGAGGTTGCTTACTTCCATAACTGAATGGTGAACCCCAAGTTTTTTTAGTACCGTTTACACCGTAGTGAATGAAGCCTCCATAGGCTTGATTAGTGTTGAAGTTTACCTTCTTGCCATTGACAGAATAAGATAAGCCCCTTCTGAGGTTATCACTAGCAACCCTTCTAACTTTCTTGCCGTTGATGGTTCTAGTAGTACCTAATTCTAACTGCGCCCTCTCAACTATTAGCTTTCCAAGAGTGGCTTGTAATTCTTTAAACTTCATCTTAGTAGTGCTTGCGTTTAATGAACACATTTACAATAACATCTTGAAAGCCTGAACTTGTTGCCTTACTAGTATCTACAACCATGTCGTTATTCCCACTGTCATAGATAGGATAGTACAAGGTTGATGAGCGACTTTCACCCGTTAAGAATGAGCCTCGATTATCTGACCTTTCAAAATTAAAGAAATCATCTGCCCAGACCGTTTGAGGCATACACTTAGGACCATGAGCACTTCTCATGTCTGACAAATCCAAAGGAATCCAATCGGAGTAGCTTAAATAAGTAACCCCTGCAATGTAAGCCATCCATAAAGCCCAAGTCTGCCCGTTTGCAGTTGATAGATTAAACTTAGCCCCATCCAATAGGTATGTCACAGAGTAACCGTAACCCGTTAAGTGGTCTATTACATAATTATCTGTTGCACCTGTGAAGGAATGAGCGTTCCAATCTACGTGTGCCCAAATGTTTGAACCTACTGTAGCATCCGAGCCGTTGCCCTCTGTATCTGTAAACCTTAATTTATTCCCAAAGGCGTTGTTATACTTCAAAATCGTAGGACTTACTAAGTCAGTTCCACTTGTTCCCGTAGCTGGTGTCACCCTTATATCTGCTTGGTCTGCTAAGTAGTTTAACTCAGCGGCAAACTCAGGATGTGTAGGAGGTGTTCTATCATAAGCCCCCGCCTCGTATGCACTCTGTGAATCTCCTGTTGTATAAGACACGTTAAACAGTGGAGAGGTGTTCTGATAACATATCCCACTTGGAGTGCTTGCACTTGGCACGTTGATTGTCATTAATGTACCCGTAACACTGGCAGAAGTAACCACCGTATTAGGGATTATTATCTGCCGTACCGTTGGAAGCGTTAGAATAGTTCCTGCTGAATCTTCAAGGGTGCTGTCTGACACTAGTACATCTGTGTCATTGGCGTAGTTGATGCCTACTTCTATAGCTGTACCGTTAGAATTGGCAATCTTTACCGTCTGGTCAGCTAATGTGTAAATAGCACCAGCAGGAAAAGAAGATACAGTTGCAAGCGTTATCCCCCCTGAAGAGTTGATTCTAATAGCAGACCAAGCGCATACAATATCTTGCAATGAAGGAGCGTCTGCTGCTGTACCGTTTACTTGTGTTAGATTTATGTCTGGCGCAGTGTATTCAACACCACTAGGAGCGTCTACATTGAACGAGCCGTCTGAATTGGTTATAGGAGTATCAGCAATATCTATTTCCCCGCCTGCTGGGTACGAGGTTATATCCTCTAATACATCTCCGTTACTGTTAATAGCCTGCAATACTGGAAAAGCACAAGTGAAGTTTACGTTAGGAACTATAGAACTCGTTGAGCCGTCTGCTTGGGTAACTGTAATATTAGGAGCAGTGTAAGTAGCACCAGAAACTATCTCTATTGTGAATGAACTATCTCCGTTTACATAGGTTGCTGGTAAGCAATCACTAGGAGTTGAAGGAGTAACAGGTATGAGAGGTAACTCACAAGCATCATAAGTGTAAGGAACGTTTATACTGATGCTCAACAATACTCCCGCAAGGGTGTTCTTAGTCTCTTCCTCTAATGGTGTGATTGAAGCAGATTGAACAGTTGTACCTGCTGCCCAAGTGAAGATGTTAAACCCGTTTGTAATATCATTGATTATATCCTCAGCACATTTCTCACTGTCTGAGATTGCTTCCTTCTGGAATGATACCTTATCCTCCTTATCATTTGGAAGGTCTAGGATATAAATGTCTAATGAGTAGTTTTTGAGCCCATCTTGGTAACTCCCTTGAGTGTATACTAAGTGGAGCAGTGGGAAGTCTGTGTTCTTCTCTTGGTCTACATCCTCTTGGCTACCATACCCAAATGTCTTTAGGAAGAAGTGGTTGTCTACAAAGGTCTGGAATGTGTCAACTATATTGTTAAAGCTAATCATATCTGAGTCTCTACTAGGTAGACGAAAGATACGTAATAAAGGGCAAAAGAAAAGCCCCGAAGGGCGTTGGGTTATAAAGATAAAAACATTAGCTTCATTATATTTTCAGTTACTACCTTATCTCCGTTTAAAGACTTTTCAACTAAAGAGTTAAAGGATTGACCTGTTAAATCTGAGTAAGTTTCGATTGCTAATTTCATCGGAGTTGTCATAATCGTGTGTTTTTGCTTTGTTTGTTGATACAAAGATAGACCCTTTTTTTACATCTGCAAATTTTATTCACATTATTGTAAAAAGAAAAGCCCCACTACAAGAGTGAGGCGATTCAATTGATATGCCACGTATCAACTTTGTATTGCTGCTTTGAATTTCTTCCAGTTATCAAGGGCTTCGTCAGAGCCGCTCCGACCCATTAACCAAAGCATATTAACCGCTTCTTCCTTAGTCTCCAGAACTATTGTGATTGGCTCGAACTTCTCTTCCTCTTCTTCAAATGGGTTAGGGATGGGGTTGAAGTAGTCCATACACCAATCGTTGGAAGATTCTCCTACTGGGGTTCTTTCACTTTCTTTTACACACGTGCCTATCTTGTCCTCTTTGAAAAAGACTACCGTGCCTTTTCTGCTCTTCCCATAACAAGGGAAATTCCATTTCTCTGACTTCTCTTTAAATACTTTCATTTCTAATTGCTTTACGTACCTGTTTAATTGCTTCTTTCATTTCCTCTAATGTCTTTGTTAGGTCAGACAGGGATTGTTCTAGGGTTGGTTCTGGTTTACTCTTTAACTCATCATGGAGGTTGTTCCAATATTCAAACCTCTCTGGGCTATCCGTCCAGCAAAATCCTCCCGATAAAGCCTCGGCTAGACTGCCTGCCTCATTGCAATAACTAAAGTGTTTATCATAGTTGTGGATTGCCAGTATCCGATAGGGCTGGTTAAGTTCTTCGTACCATTCTAGCATTGGTTTCATAGCGTTGTTTTTTGTAAAGGTAAACTATTTATTTGATTCTACAAGTCCGACTGCTCAGTTCCTTTCTTATCCATTGAGTAGGCTAAGTGAGTGAAAATTTGCTTGATAGGTAGTTTCGTTATATCATTCATTTTTAGAATGTCCTCTCCAGCCAATGTAAGGATTAAACTGTACCACCCCCATCTTTCGGTGAAATCATCTGCTGTGCTATTTCCATTAAAGACTGCTGAATATTGTTCAAATATTCCGTCTCGCTCTCGCAAAAAAAAACCATAGCCCCTAAGAACCAACTTGCAGGAACATCCTTTAAATCATCGTTCGTACCTTCGTATAGCACTATACTATACTTATCTAAATAAAGTCGCTCTATGGGTCTGTAAAGGATTGACATTATCTTATGAGCGTTAGATACTAAGTCCTTGGAATAGTTCTCTATGTCTATCCACTCTCCACCCGTTAACTTATCCCAGTCATTTATGAAGCCGTAGTCAATGTCTTTATGCTTTACAACTTTAAAGAAACGAGGGTCTTCATCTTGCATCAACTCAGATAGATGTTCGTGGGCTTTGTCTATAGCTGTCACTGATGCCTTCCTTAAGTCTACATCTGTGAACAATGCTATACCCTTAAACTTATCTAGTCCCTTGTGCCATTGCTGGTACTGGTCTAAACTTATATCCTGAAAGTCTGCTGGTAGTATTATCTTCATCTTATTCCGTATTGTCCGTAGTTAGGTCTGCTTATTCTCTTGGTTGCTACATATCTCACTGCGTCCCAAGCATGGTTAAAAGCGTCTATAGGTACATTAGTTATATCTCCGTTCCTGTCTACCTTGTACTTATAGTTCTTTGCCTCTTTGATTAGGTTAACACTCCTGGGAGTGATGAATATCTTGTGTCTCTTGATAGTCTCTATACCGTAAGCGATTGAGTCCTTACCCTTATCACACTTAACTACTCTTAGACCTCTATTCGTTAGTTCCTTTATACTCTTAGGCTCTGCACTATCTGCAACTCCGTTACTTAGTAGGTGTGTTTCTTTGAGGAGGTTGTATAGTTCTGGATTGGTTAAACCTGTTCTGTAGATTATCTCATCTAAGTAGATACACCCATCTAAAAGGTAGAGGTCTATTACTGTGCTAGGGTCGTTTGAATAACCGAAGTCCATACCATAACCTAAGTATTCTGCATCCTCTGGAATCTCTGCCTCTGACCATCTAGGAAAGACCACCTCTTTAGGCACTCCTAACTCTCCTAAACCGTATACCCTCCAAAGCTGCTCGTCTATGTCTCTGAGGGATACAATAGCATCTACAATGGACTGCTCCAAGAATGGGTTATCTTTATAGGTAGACCTTATCCAGCGTGTAGTCTTACCCTTTAGCTTATGTACCTTAGTATGAATCCAGAACTCCTCCGATGGGTTGAAGTCAATGTATATCTGCCCTGTGGTTCTCATGTACAACTGGTAGAAGTCGTCCCAGTTTAGTTCATTCGCCTCATTGATATAAAGCAGGTCTCTCTTTGCTCCACGTTTCTTTTGAGGTTGGTCTAACGAAAGGAACTCAATCAAGTTTCCATTCAGGGTGTAAGTGCTGTCTGACTTGTTATGTTTCCTCTGGTCGTATAAGCCATGAGCGTTGAGTATCTCCAGGAAGTCTCTTATGACTGTTTGCTTTAATGAAGGTAGGGTCTTTCTGACAATAGAAATAACCTTACCCGTATGCTCAAAGCAATAGGACAAGGCTATCATCTGAACTAATGAATACGTTTTACTACTCCTTGAACCACCTTGATTAATTACTATGTCTTCAGTAGCCTCTAAGTTCTGTAGGAATATGTCAGTCGTCTTAACGTTCACTTACGCCTTATGATATTTAGGATAGGTTATCTTACACTCCTTAACAAATGCTTTGGCAGAGGCTAGGCTAATGAAGGTAGCTTCTAAACGGTTGTGTCTATATAAGTCAAAGTTATAGTTACTCCTATTCTCAAAGTAATACTTGTCTCTATAAGGTTGAAAGGCTTCTCCATCTATGTCTATTGCAAACCACCAAGACACGGGGTTGTTACCAAAGTCTTCTAAGCTGCCTTGAACTAGGAAGCAATTCTTACTCGTTTGTTTAATCCTGTACTTCATCTTTGTTTGTTTTAACTACTGTGAAGGTAATGTTTTTAACCCCTTCCTCTGAGGTTACTTCTAACCTTTCTTTAGGCTTACCCCAGTAATACTCTGCAAATATCTTAACAGCCCACCCTTGGGTCTGTTCTAAGCCTCTCTGCATTGCTCCTATGAACTCATCTTCTAATGGACTTAGCCTATCAATGATTTCTTGCTCATCTGCTTTAGGAGGTCTGCCTCCTTTATTGCCTTTCGTGCCTCTATTGTTTACCCTGCCGTCCATGTTGATTTTGAATCAGTATTAAATTTGTTAACTAAAGTCTTAGTTGGTAGGTAGTTTTGGTTTATCTTATTTCGTCAAATGTCTTCTCACTTACTTTACATGGAGCGTTGTAGTTCTTACCGCTCTTTCTTACTGATAGAACTGTAGTGTCTTCTATATCAAAGAAGACTACTCCTGCTGTTGTTTCTACTCTCATGTACTCATCATCATAGTAACCCAAGAACCAGCCCTTTGTTCCTATTCCAGACACTACTAATTGCTCATAAGGGATATAAGGAAGACCTACTACCTGTATCTTCTTATCCATCTCTTCGTTGAAGGTTCTGTTATACACCTTATAGTCTGCATTTGTTTCTAGCTTCAGCTTCTCTAGCTTCTCTTCTGATGCTCTCTTAGCCTCTAGGCCTTCTATTACTCCTCTTGCTATCTCTTCAAACTCTTCTAGGGTGAAGTTAGTCTTGTGAATTATTGTTTCCCCTCGGTGAAGGTGTTTCGTTACAGTTATAATAACCCTTTGTGGGTCTTGATTTACTACCACATCTGTAGCTGGGTAGATAGCGTCTTGTGATTTTTTTAGTTCTTTCATCTGTTTT